GGCATTCATACTCGCTCCCGCGCTTCCGCGCCTCCAAGTGTGACTGGTGGGATGAGTGCTCGTATATCAACAGGTGCGCCAGCCCTGGCACCCCAAACGAACACACGACCACCAACCTGACTGAAGCTCCGAACCTCATCGATAAGATCGCACTGTAGAGCAGCCTTCACCGTCTCCGCTGCTTCGCCATTCGCGCACACGACGCAGGGCTGCCCGTGCGCGTCCACATAGGCCGAGATGATACCGCCCGCCTTGCCGTGCTCGTAACCGCCGAACAGCGACCACAGGGCGACGCTGAGGTCGCCGGGCAGGTCTGTCTCGAGCGTGAGGACATCCCTGATCGTGGTCATCCCGGCTGCCCATTTCCCGCCACCGCCCGAGCCGCCTGCCGGAGGAATTGGACCAGCAACACCCACACCACCAGCCAGGGAAGGGAATTGTCGGCAGCCCACTCAATCATCTCTGGTGTTCCTTGTTCTCTGCGTTCAACGGCTTCGGGCACCGCACGTGTTCATACACCTTGCCCTCCGGCGTCACGAGCGTCCTGAGAGGCCCGACCTTCCGGTAGTAGTCCCGCTTCCCGTTCTGGGAGAACTGCGTGCCCTGGATGCGCTGGCTCGACATCCCGCAGCGGCGACAAGTGATGGTGCGGATGCGGTGCCGAAGGTCCTCATCCTGCAACGTGAGGGTTTCGAATCCCACTGTCATGGCCAGCAGCCCTTGTCCGAGACGGCCTCTACCGCCCTCGCGTACTCTACGGAGTCTTCATCTGTGTCGAGCACCTTGCCCGCCAGCCGGTAGCAGTCCACCTGCCACTGCGTCGTTTCGTCCTCCATGCCGACCTGGCGGACGATGGCAACGTTCGCCCGGTCCAATACGAGTGCGCCGGTGACGACGCCGACCGCCGCGCATCCGGAGATGATCGCCATCTGAAGGGCCAGCGTGAGTGCTTGCCGCTTCATCCGTACAATACCGCCGCAACCCGTATGCCTGATACCCACCGCAGGTTCTCCGCCACACCGGACTCGAAAGATGACCCCTTAACGGTGTCCCCGATGAGGTATTTCGGGCCACCTTCTACGTAAGCATTGCTGAAGTGGCTCCAGGTAGTCGCCGCCCGAGGTTCCCATGCTAGTACCGGATACCAAACATCCGCCGCTTCCGCCTCATTTAACCGCACTGCCTTTATGCTGATCATCTGTATACCTCCATCTTCCTCATCGCAATTCCAGTACGCCTACATGATAGACCCGTAAGGCCCTGCTGCCAAGAGGTCGCAACGCTACCGCGCCTTCTTGAACACACGCATGATCATGGGCTTGTAGACCCGCCACTGGCGCTTGCCCACCGTCGTCAGGTCCGGCCAGCCGATCTGCTTCATGCGCTTGACCTGCTTCTTGCCCGTCCCCGTCGTTGGTCCCTGCACCCACACCGCATACGGCCGCTTGTTGCCGATGGCCCCAACGATGTCCCTACCCCTGGGTCGCGGCGGCTTGACGATCCAGAACTGGCCGAGCTTGAGTGTCCGCTTGTACGTCGTCTCCGGCGCTTGCGGCGGGTAGCGCTGCAGGTCGGACTGCGACGCCAGCAGGAACCCGTGCAACAGGAGCGTCGCCCCTTTCACTGCCGGGCGGACATGCCGGAACGGGTCCCGCTTCGGCTTGATCGGGTGCAACTCAGCCTGCGCTGACATGGCGCTTCTCCGGCCAATACCCCTCCGGGTACTGGTGAGTCACATGCTGCTGGATCGCCGGGTTCCACATGGAGATAGTGACCGGAGTACGCAGGGTCACGGGCAGCACGTCTTCGTCGTCATAATCACGGTCTAGGTAGCGCCAGAGGCCCTGCACAACATGGAAGTGAACGACCATGCTGGCGATGAGGAACTGGAAGCACCACACGTCACGCTCCGGCTGCAACCATCTGCGCCTCACGCAACAGGGCTCTCGCATTGACAACGGGAGCGCGGACGCAACGACAGCCAGGATGTTTGGGCGGCACCTCGCCGGTGCCGAGTGGCCAGCGTTCACCCAGCAGTCCAGCGCATGCCTCGCACACCCGCTCATCGTTCGCCGTGCGCCACTCGCTCTCATGCACGACGCCGCTCGCGGCATAGGCCGCTTCATTGCCCAGCGCGAACAGCCGCGTGGTCTCGGTCATGGCGATGAGCCGAGCCCGCTTCTCCCCGAACAGCGGCGCGAGCCGCCGCTCCAGGTCCCGCATCGGGCCACCGCCGGTACGGATGAAGGTCTGGAGTTCCCGCCGGAGCTTGTCCTGTGTGGTCCCGGCGAATTGCTCCCACCAGGCATCCGTGTAGGTCCTAGCAAGCGCCAGCGCCTGCTGGTGTACCAGGTCGAACTTTATGGGCAGCCCGAGCCGGGCCGCCTGTACGGTGCCGCTGGCCAGGATCTCGGAGGCCGACGTGTAGACAGGGGCGAAGTTCGCCTGCCGCGCCGCATCCCAGAAAGCCGGGTCATTGAGTACGTCAACATCCTTCTGTTGAATGATGCGCCGCAGGGCCAGGTCGGACCGTAGCTCCTTGAAGACGGCACGGCCGAGCGCCGCCATCGCTCTGGCGAGCACCTTCGCATGCGCGGCTTCGGTCTCCAGCCACTCATCGGCGAACGGCCCGGCGGGCGGGGTGCCCTCGTAGGACTCACCCGGAATGCCCGCGATCTTCTCGGCCTTCGCGCCGCCGAGCGCTATCTCACCCACGCTGCCGTCAGGGCCGGTGAGCACCAAGGACGCGATGGTGATCGGGTGTGGCTCGATCCGCTCTACCGGCATGCGCCGCCGTCCCGGGTCGAGATAGGCCAGTGTGATATGCGCAGTGAAGCCGTGGTCGTTGGCGGGTTCTACATCCCGCTGCCGCAACTCCCAGACCAGCGCTTCGCGCAGCATACCAAGGTCGGGCACGTCAACGAGTGCAACGACAGCATCGCCATCCGGGATACTGAAGCGCCCCACGCCGGACACTTCGCCCTGTAGCGGCCCGAAAGCGACGCTCACGCGCTCCATAGCCTCCGCCACGGCACGCACGTCCAGGACCGTGAAGTCCGGGAAGAAGCACAACGTCAGGTGCAAGTCCTCGACCGCCTCGCCGTCCTTCCCCGGAAGGACCAAGCGTTCCGCAAGCGCCCTCGGTGGCACCCAGGCCACCATTCCGCCCGTGCCCGTGTATTCCTTGCCCTTACTGGTCGTACCAGCGCGGGCGCGCGATCCAAGACGGAGCAACGGCTGTGTCCTTCCGGTCGGTGCGCTCGTGCGCCGCGATCTCCACATCCTCGGTAACGTCGACGCTGCCGGATGCCTCGAAGACATCCGCCGGGATGTCGCCTGCGTCAAGGGCCATCTGGCGCGATTCCTCCGGCGTGATCTCGCCCAGTTCCACCTGCATCTTGCGGGTTTCGACGCGCACCTTCCTGATTTCAGCGGCTTCCTTCTCCGCCTCGATGTCCTGTTCCTCGTACACAAACTCCACGTTGCGCGGCAGCACGTAGGTATTCATCGCCCGCGCCACGAGCCCCATGAACAGCGCGGCGCCCTTCCCCCGCGCCTTCATGTGCAGCATCTGGCTCTGCGCGCTCGTCCCCAAGTTGCCGCCCGGGAGCGGCGCGAAGTCCTGATAATCCGCCTGGAACGCCATCGCGATCTGTATCCGGTATTCCTTGAAGGTCTGCTCTTCGTCAAACCCATCGGGCAGCGAGGCGAGTTCGATGGTCTCCTTGCTCACCTGCGCCTTGGGGTCTGCCGCGCCGATCATGATCGGGTTCGTGTACCGTGTCAACCCCTGCGCGTCCGCGAACACCTTGTACTGCTCGACGGCCGCCTCAATCTCCAACTTGGTGATGCCGCCGAGGATGTGAATGGCGCGGTTGTGACGTCCCCCGGTCTTCTCCAGTTTGTAGATCGCGATGTTGCGCAGGATTTGGGCGGCCAGCAAGAGCCGCGTCAGCGCGCAATACTGGAAGCCGTACATGCCCTCGATGGGCGTGGGGATTTCCGACAGCTCGACCACGTTCCACCAGTCGAGCAGGTGGTGCTTGCTGTTGCGGTCGAGGTAGAGCACCGGCTTGAGCGGGTTGCCGGTATGGTAGCACCTCGCGGCATCCAGGTGGTTGAGCCCGGCGAGGGGCGCATTCGGGGTGTCGCCATAGCGGGCTATCTCGATGAATGCCCCGTTGTCCTGCGTCGACAGGTCGACGGTGACCTTCCGTACCAGATGCTCGAAGCCCCGCCCTTGCTCCGCATTGTCAAGGATGTCCTTGGCAGCGGCTACCGTCCGGGACGGCCCCTGGAGCTTCCAGCGGAAGCCGGAGTTGCGGGCAGCGATAACGCCAAGCGCCGACGCGAACAGCGATTCCTTCCCGATGAAGTCCCGAAGCTTCGCATCCCGCGCCTTCGGCGCCGTACCCCATGCCGGGATGTCATCGGCCACTGAGGCGACGAACCAGAGGAGCGCCGATGTAGCCGGCAGGCCCGCGCTTGCCCCGGGGATATCAACAACGCTCGCTGCCAGCGCCCGTTCGTCTATCCCCTTCTCCCCGATAGCCCCCGGTGTTTCGCCGTTGTTGACCATCACGAGACCCCCTTGGCCACTAGAGGTAGAGTGCCAGACATCTGTTCGTAGCCTCCACGGCCGCGACCAGCAAGTCTACTTTCTTCGCGGGGCTCTTCTTCACGACCCGCAGCTTATGCTCCTCACGGTCGAGTACGGCGGCTGCATTGCTGACGTGGCTCCGCAGTAGCTCATTCCCATCATGCGCGATCCTTCGGTTGACCACCAGATCGCGGAACTCGCTGTCTGCTATCGCCCGCGCCTTTCCCTGGTCGAACGGCTGCATGTTGATGCCAAGGGCACGCAGGCGCTGGGCCGAATTCTCCATCTGCCATGGGTCGTAGGCAACCTCATAGATTGAGTAGGGCGGCACCGCCGCGAACTCCCCGCCATCGGGATGACAAGCGCCGCAAGCGGCGGTGAACGCAGGTTCCAGGGTTCGCAGCCTGTCCTCCTTGTAGTGGCCGGCGGCACAGCCGCCGAGGCAGACCGCCTTGATGAATGACTCCACTTCGTCCAAGTCTACCTCATTGCCGCCTTCGGGACGCCACAGCCTCACGCCCCGAACCGCTACGTTCTCGTGTTGCTGCGGGTGCCGCGTCACCAGGACGATGCCTGTGCAGTCGTTCTTGATCCCGGCGTCGACGCCCAAGACGGCGATCTCCCGCGAGCCCGGCATGAGCGCTTCCAGCGCCGTATCGCGGCAGCGGTCCCACAGCTCAATCGGCAGGTACTCCGACTGGTCATCGCCTGCGAGTGCATCCTCAGGAGTCTCCGGCGCGAAGTGGTGCAGGTCCTGCCGCAGCAACTCCGCCTCCCGGTCCTTGTACCATGCGAGGTCACGATCCGGGCGACCTGACCAGGGCGTGAAAAACGGCACGAGCCGATGCGTACCTGCCATGGATGTCCGCCAGAGCTCAGCCGCATAACCGCCCTCCCCTTTGCCCCTGGTCAGAACATGGCAGCTCCCTTCGGGGGCCACCGTGGAATAGATAGCGGCGAATGTCGCCCGCGCGAAGGGCATCCGCGCCAGCTCGTCTACGTGGGCATGGTGGCACACCATGTCGATGGAGACGTCCGGCGTAGCCGCATAGGACACCAGCGTCCGCTCGTCATCCTCCGCGACCCGGAACCGTAGCGAGGTAGAAGTCTTTCCGCCGGCCTCGTCTATCAGGTACTGCGGTCGTAGCCAGCGTGGCAGGTGGTCGAGGCCGAACCGGACGATCTTGAGGAGCTCCTGCGACGCCCTGCCCGACAGGGAGAAGAGATGGACGCGGGCATTCTGCCCTAGAAACAGGAGCACCCAGGCGTCATACGCGCACTCCAGCTCCGTGAACCCCAGCTTGCCGGCCTTCAGCGCATATATCCAGGGGTGCTCTACCATGTGGTCGGCGAAGTGCTGCTGGCCTTCCCACAGCGCAAGCTCGCCCGTCTGGGGATCACCGAAGGCGAGCACTTCCCCGGTGTCACGGTTGACAAACTGCCAGTAGGGGAGGAAGCCGAGGA